CGTCCGTGAAGTGCCGCCCCCACGATGTTCATACATTCGCAATCCATTAAATGATTATGCTTCCCAATTTGCTTCCACACAAGTCTTTCCCTACCAGTCATAGGATTCTTAACCCTCACCTTCACCTCTGCTTCGATATGAACCTTCCAGACATCGGGCGTATCTAGGGCGATAAAGCCCTCCTCTTTGAGAAGCTGGGAAAGGATGTCTTTGATTGATGGGTTCGACCATCGCCAAATCGGGCAGAGCTTCCACTTCCACCCTGCCTTTGATTGAACTGCCTTACCGCTGAATGGGTCGCCATTTGCAATTCGAGCATATGGCCTTTGAACCTTCTGCTCGTTCACGATCTCGGAGAAGCTGGTCTTGTCCGAGCCAACCAGCGCTACCCAGCCATTCTTGCAACAATTCAAATACACATCTCTGGTTTGATCGCCCGAGTCAATTAGCACGCATTTATCCTCAACACCAAACTCATCTTGTTTTGCCTTTATGTCGCCCCAAGTTTCTAGCCTACCCGCCCACACGAGCCTTGGTTTGCCCTCCAAATCCCAAGCCCTCACTACGCACCAAGCGTGGAAGCCCCCCGCCTCTTGGATGTCGCAACTCATAATCAGCTTATCGCCCATCCTTACTTCGCCCATCTTGTAAGCACCGGGAACGATCTGCATCTTTTCTGATTCGTGTTCCATCCACGGCTCGGCTAGGACTCGGTTCACAAAATCTTGTAGGCCGATAATCCCGCTGTGCTTATCTTGCAGGAACTTGACCGCCAAGCTCCCGAATGTTACCCACGGAGCATATAGTCCGTTGAGGTGATACGAGCGTCTGGCTGGTTCGCCCTTGGGGTTGGTTGCCCTCCACTCCCCCTCTCGGAGCATCTTGGTTTTCTGGCCGTCTTGAATCTTGCCCTTGCATCCCTCGCACTCGTAGTAGGTCGAGGATTTCACTAGGGCGTAATCATAAACGCCATCTTCTATCTTGGCCGCTTCATCCCACTTCACTTGCCCCCAGACTAGCTTCTGTTTCAATCCACAATGAGGACAAGGAACAAAATAGAAACGCATATCCCCTTTTTGCCATTCACTCCAAATGATTGAGTCGGCAGTTGTCGGGGTGCTAGTTGCTATGATGAGATGGTTTGGATAGGTGCTGACTCTGGCCTCTGCGAGTTGTACTGGGTTCGCTTCTCGCCCAGACCCTGCTTGCTCTGGGAACTTGTCTACCTCATCCATACACAACAAGGCAATCGAGCGACTAGAAAGAGCCGAGGGGCTAGTACCGGCCCACCACACCGAGCATCGCTTGAAGTGTTGCTCTAGGATTTTTATTTTGTCGGTGTTGTCTGGTTTCTCTTTGGCTAGGGCTGGGCAATCGTCAATCATAGGCAACCACCTAGTTTCTGTGAAAGACCTAGCAAGATGCTCGCTTGGCATTACCCACAATGCGGGGCAAGGTCGTTCGGCTATTCGGTACGCTAGGCCAGCGAGAATCGTTGTGGTCTTGCTTGTTTGTGCCCCCCATACCAACACCACTCGCCGAATTGAATCATCGCCAAAAGCTTCTAGCGGTTCACGGACATATGGCGTGAGGGTTGTCGAGTACGCTCCGGGTATGTTCGTTACCCTAGCTGAAAGTGTGAGGTTTTTCTCTGCCCATTCTGGGATTGAGAGTTTCTCTGCTGGCTCAAAGAGTGACCTAGCAAAATCTTTAATTGAGGCAAGGTTTGTCATCAAAAAGATTTTCTATTGTTTTGTTCTTCTCTTCTTTTCTTTTCTTCTTTATTTCTTTATACTTTTGATACGCCTCGCTCTTGGGCTGTGCTTGTCCAAGCCCCTTGCACCAATAGTCATTTCTCAATAAAACCCTGCACATTCTCCTCCAAGACGGTGCCCAGCATTTAACCTCTAATTCGTGCGGTGCTTCTTCTGGTATTGTTGCATATCCCCTTTGATGCCACCCATAAATAAACTTCTTAAATCTTACGGCATAATGATCTCTTGTTTTTTGTGGCATCGTTGCAAGTAGAAGATTGCAAAAACTTTTCCAAGTATGCTTTTCTGGTTTTGTTATCTTGTTATATCCATTTATGTTTCCCCTTTCCTCTATATACAAAGAACCAGAATTAGCCCCATTTACCCTAGCTATTAGCCTGAACCAAGTTTGGGGTTCTAAAATGTGGTATAGCCAAAGCCCCCTTCTTTGATCGTCTCCAAATGGTTGACACAACCTTTGCTGACTAATCTTCACCCCGGCCATATGCATTTTGTCGTATATTCTATTGTGCGGCTTGTCTTTGTATTTTGAATGGAATCTCCATATATCTTCAGTTAGCCAATCATATATAGGATAAACATTATAGACATTATCAACTATCTTTGTTGTCCATCTGCGACCGCCAAGCATAAGGTCTTTCTTTTCCCAAGTCGCAATAGCACAATATCTATGGAGGCTTTCTTGTGCCCTAATTCCAATGAACCCAGCTGTTTTCTTACCTTGTCCATACCATTCGCCAAATAGAACAATAAACTCCTCAAACTCCATTCCGTCCATCCCAAACGGATAGTCTTTTATTCCTTTTGCAAATAGTGGTTTTTCTCTTACCCAAATATCTTTCTTCTCTTCGTCCCAAGCCTTCCATCTTGGCTCATAGTTTGTTACTGCATTTCTTAAAAGCATTGGAACGCATATCCAGTGTGGGTCAATGTTATCTCTATACATCTGGAACATTTCTTTGGCGTGAGCTATTGTTTCAGAGTATTGAGCCTCAAGGTCAATAAACATTACCCCTATCTTTTTGTTCCTCTTTATGGCCTCTCCCATAACAAGGTGAAACATCACGCTACTATCTTTGCCACCAGAAAAAGCTATATATTGCCTTTCTGTATTATCGAATGTTTCACTTATTCTTTTCCGTGACGCATCCAACACGCTAACATTGTGGTATCTTTTAATTGCCATATCAATAAATATCGGATTGCCGATCTCCAGAATAAGCCTCTTCCATAGTTACTTCTTTGCGTTTGTTTTCAACTAGCCACTTGTTTAAGTATTTCAAGGCAGACTGATTGGCCGCCTCTTGCTCTGCTTCTGTAAGCAAAAAGAAGCCGCCCCGGTATGAAGATGGTATTCCAAGGGCATAACAAGCTGACGCTTGCCCAAGCCAAGCAATTCTATTCATAGAGCTATTGGTTAGGTAATGCTCGCAAGAGTTTTTCCATTCTGTAATTACCTTTTCTAGTGTTGCCTCAAATTTTGGAATATCTGAAAGGAATTTACGATATTCCTCCTCGCACTTGGTCTTGGTCATATCTTCTTTTGTAGTCGCATAAAACCCTGCTTTATGGCATTCCCACTTTTCGTATGTGTGAAAGATTCGATTTTCATCACTTGTATTTACAGTTCTAAACTTTTCTGCTTCGTCTCCATATGTAGAGATATCATCTGTAAGTTCTTCAAAATCCTTCTCTGTTACTTGACCCTCAATGTCCCAAGACTTTGAGAATTGCTGGTCTTGGAACAAGTCGGCCAAACCAGTTATCTGGCACAATCTTAAAATCTCATCTTGATCCATCCCAAGTTCTCTAGAGATTTTCTCGTCTGACCAGTTTCGCCTTTTTAGCTCAACAACAATATCCGACATGGCTTCGACCTTATGCTTTCCCCTTGCCCGATTGTGGCGAATTGTTGCGGCTATGCGGTCGCTCTTGTCTGTTCTGTCCTCTTTAATTTTTACGATTGGCAAATAACCCATCACCCTAGTTTTAATATCTAAATCTTCCTTACCGCATCGGTTTCTGTGGAATCCGTCGATTACCTCAAATTGACCATTCTCGTTCGGCATAGCAACGATTGGTTGCGTATATCCATCAGATAAAATTGATACTTTTAATAGTTCCATTTCCGGGGGTGCAACGCTGTTCGGGTTATAGTCGTTGGCGTGAACATCATTTTGCTTAACCCATAAAACGCAATCTACTGGCTCGGTTGCGAACGGACTGATTTCGTGAAGCTGTATTTTAATTTCGTTTATCGCATTCACCCTTTTTTCAAGAGGAAGTTTTGCGATTGCCTTAATTTGTTGTGCTATTGAGGATTTCATTTCTCAATGTTTTATTGAGTTTATTTTGAATCGTCAACAACTATTTTCATCTCTTAACCAGATAATCTTTTGCGTATGCCCAAGCTGGGTTCATATGGATTTGATGATGGCACTCGAAGCACACCGCCAAGAAAAACTCTACCTCATTAAGTCTATCCCCAAACCTCCCTCGCCTATGGTGAACTTGGCTCGCCATCTTGCTCTGGCAAACTTGGCAGACTGGTGTGTTGCCTAGAAACTTCTCTCGCACATCAGAATAGACCTCGTTCTGCTTTCGTCTCTTGGCAGACACGCGGCGTAGTTTCCCGCCTCGCTTGAGTGGGGTTTTGCGTTTGAGTGGAGAGCGTTTCATTTTTGTCTTAATAAAAAACAATAAGCATATAGGAGACAAAATAGTCCATTATCCCATCGAAAATCGTGCCATCCAAGACCTCTGGAAATGATAATCCAAATAAAGGTGAAATGTATAAACCACGCTATTTTTTCAGTTATCATATCTATAAAATTAAATATGTTTTTCATCGGTCATATTGCTCAAAATATGGAACATCATAGGCACATAAATCTCTAAACTCTGGTATTTGCATAAGGGTTTTGTGAAGTGCTACTGGGTCTGCTTTGTCCCTAACAACTGCGTGATGAAAGTGAACCATCCAATATCTTCCCACTCCCTGCCGTGTCTTTGGGTAGTTTTTGAAGCAACATCCTACACACATAGAAAATCCGTATTTGCTTTCAAAGTTTTTGAGTTGTCCTTTGGCGGGAATATAAAGCGTTGAGTAGCTAGAGTTCCGGCAGTAGGCCAAGGCTATTCTTGTTGGCTTCGTAGTTTTCATTCGTCAAAGTATGGCAGAATCAATCCTAGCAAACCAAGGGTGGCGATAATAATGAGGAAGCACTCGTTCACTTAAACGCCCCCTCTGCTTTCTGGATGGTAACGAAGATTTGATTGATTCCGTCTTGGATGGCTTGCTTTGCACATTCTGGGTCTGATGGGTTTGCTCTGGCCGCTAGGCTCGAAGGAAGGGCATCCAGAAGCGATCTGATTGCTCCGTGCCACTTCGTTATCCATTCCTGCACTTCCCCCATCCGAACTGTGACTCGGCTCACTTCTTCCCACCGAGCGTGTTCCATTTCTGCTTCTGCCACTCGCTTTTTTGCTTCGCCCCATCCTTGAACCGCCGCTCTCATAGCGACTGGGTTTTTGTTTGTTGCCGCCGTAGCTACCAATGAGTAAGCAACTACCTCGGCGTTCTTGGCTCGATTCAATCTGCCAAGCGAGGTTTTCGATACAGACAACTCGGCATCCGAGTCCTTCGATGGCTCGGAGGAGTTCTGGGATGGTATCAAACTGATCTCGGTCTTGCTCACCCGCTTTTGATTGCTCAACTTCCAACGCTCGGCATCGTTCACGCTTGTTAGGGGCATCCCAGCCTTTACGAACTTGGAGATTGCCGCCCTTGAGACATTCCACTTTTGAGCGAGGTCGGTTTGCCTTATCATTCTTCACAAGGGCTTCCCACACGCCAAACACTTCTCGCCCCCTCCGTTCTCTGTTTCCTCTGGCATACTCGCCTCCATCATCTTGCTAATCTCCTCTAAGCTGAATCCGGTAATATTCACATCGATCTCCCCCACATCGATCTCTTCCAAGATGTCCTTCAGTTTGGGCATATCAAACTCCCCGCTTAACTTGTTCAGAGCGATGTTGGCCGCCTTCTCTAGCACCTCATCCAACCACACCGCCCACACCTCGACCTCATCTTTTCCAAGTGCCGAATAGCACTTTAGCCTTTGATGGCCTCCCACGATGTTGCCAGTCTTGGCGTTCCAAGTGATCGGCTGAAGATTCCCAAGCTCGCTCAAGGATTTTGTGAGCCTTCCTAATGAGTCGGAAGAGATTGTCCGAGGATTGTATTTTGCTGGTGAAAGCTCGGAGATTTTCTTGGAAATTAGGCAAGGATATTTCATTTGTCTAAAAAGTTACGCAGATTTTTACTTGTAAGTTGTTAACTAAAAGATTCTTAGGTTAACTCGTACAAAATAGTCGCGCTCGGAACC